TGCTGAATTCTCTGATGTCAAAGTCAACGATCTTATCAAACGTCTTAAAGAAAAGAACTTTACTGAGGTCAGAAAGTGGGTCGTTAATAACCTGGACAATGATCCTGGTGTACTTTTGCGTCGTGTTTACGATGCTCTTCTTGATGCCCTTGAGAACCCTAGTGTTCCTGCTGCTGTGCTTGTCATTGCTAAGTATCAGTATCAAATTGCCTTCGTCGCGGACCAGGAGATCAACCTCCTCGCGGCACTAACTGAAATTATGGTGGAGTGTGAATTCAAATGAAAACCCCTAGACAAAAGAAATCCAGAACGTACTACTACTTCTGGTCATTCATGGCACTTACAGTATTCTTTGGACAACTCTATGTTGGATATGGATACCGTCTCATGCATGGAAGTATGCTAGACTTGATGGACAAGGTTGATGGAGTTCTTCTCCACAAAACTGAAGGGCCTAATTTTCTCTGATGATAGTATCTGAAGAAACTGCTGTATGGGCAGCAGATGAATTCATCAACTACTTCAAGGACTTTGCAACTATTGAAGACTATCTGCGCTACGCAAAGAAAGAAGCAATAGGCAAAAGACCCATTCAATTACCAGGTTGCTCTGATGCAGACAAGTTCCTCAATGAGGACATGCATCCAGAGGACATGGATTTTGGTATCCGATTTGTTGGTGAAAGATTCAAGAATACCTATAAGGATTGTGTCACCCAGAAAGATTATATCGAGTTGTTGACTGCAACTTCTTCTCACGTTATTGAACACAACATCCCTGGCAGGGAGTTGCGTTGGATGGTCTATGAAAAGAACACAGGCAAGAATGTTGGATTCATTCGCTTTGGGTCTCCTGTAATCAATTCCAAACCCAGAAACAACTGGTTGGGCAAAGCACCTGACCTCAGCATATTCAATCGTCATGCTGCCATGGGATTTGCGATTGTCCCGTCTCAACCGTTTGGATACAACTATCTTGGTGGCAAACTTCTGGCCTTGATTTGTGTTTCTCACTTTGCCAGAGAGACTCTCAACGAAGTGTTTGAGAAAGATATTGCCTTGTTCGAGACTACATCTCTTTACGGATCTACCACATCAGCATCTCAATATGATGGTCTCAAACCATTCATTCGATATAAGGGACTGACTGATAGTAAGTTTCTGCCACTCCTTCATGATACGGTCTTCCACCGTCTTCATGATCGATTTACCTATCTGAACGACAATACACCACTGACATCAAATGCTGCATCTTCTAAGAAGATGAAGCGTCAGACCAAGATGATTTCTATTATCCGCAACTCTTTGAAAGAACATGATCGTTCGGAGAAGTTGTCTGAGTTCAATGATGTTATCCAAACTGCTTTTGGATTGACTCAGCAGAAACGTTTCTATATCTCCGACTATGGGTATGCAAATGTCCGTGAGGTGATTCTTGGTGAGCAGGAAGAACTTGTGCGTGGTCAGAACTGGGACAAGTTTTATCTAGAAAACATTATTTCTTGGTGGAAGAAGAAAGCATCTAAGAGATACGAGAAACTAAAGCATGAAGATAGGTTCAGGGACAAGGTTGAACTATGGACAGAAGACGACGACATCCAAATTATTCGTTGAGGATATGGAGAATATGGAAGTATGCACTAGGAAGTTTCAGTGACGACAAGACAGCTCCTTATGACAATTACGTTGCTGGCATACGCACCGTTATTTTTGTGTCTTACATGGTTACCAACATTTTTATTATTAGCGGAGTGATTCGACATTGGAACTAAAGGATTGGTTGAACTCTATCAACTTCACCAAAGAAGACATTGCGGAGGAGGACAACATCAAGTCCTATCCTGCGTACATCGTCAATAGATGTCTCTCTGGACATCTTGATTGCATCATGTTTGCTAATGAGATGAACATTCACAATCATCTCGATAAAGACATGCAGTATCAGTTTTATCTAAATAGTTTACGAAAACGGAAAAGGTTCTCCCCTTGGTTAAAGAAGGGAAAAGTTGAAGATCTAAATATTGTCAAACAATATTATGGTTACAACAACGAAAAGGCAACACAAGCCTTGAGGATTCTGACCAAAGAACAACTTAACTACATCAAACAGCGACTTGATACTGGAGGCATAAAATGAGTACGGTGAGAGAACCAGAAGTAAACTGGAGTCAAGACTTAATGATCGAGGTTCAGTTGAATGAACCCGACGACTTTTTAAAAGTGAGAGAGACACTGACTCGTATTGGTGTTGCATCTCGTAAAGAGAAAAAACTGTATCAGTCGTGTCACATCCTACATAAGCAGGGGCGGTACTTCATCGTCCACTTTAAGGAATTGTTTGCACTGGATGGTAAACACGCTAACCTTACTCCTAATGATGTTCAGCGTAGGAATCGTATTACTCAGCTTCTTTCTGATTGGGGACTTATTGAGGTAGTCAACGCTGAGGCAATCACAGAGATCGCTCCTTTGAATCAAATCAAGGTCCTGTCATTCAAAGAAAAAAATGATTGGACACTAGAGACTAAGTATAATATTGGGAAGAAGAAGACTACAACTGATAAATAAATCGTCGCTCTTTCGTGCGCGACACGCTACATACGGAAAATACGCTACCAAACGACGGGTTTCACCACCCGTCTTTTTTTGTCTTCGTGTATAATTAGTAGTGGATGCCGAAAGGATCCACACAACACACTCTCGCTTTATAAAGGAGAAGTCACATGGTAAACCTCACCCGCTACAATGCGGCTAATCTTGATCAGCTTATGGATCGGATTACCCGTAATACAATCGGTATGGATGAATATTTTGATCGCATCTTTAAGTTGCAAGAATCATCGTCGAATTACCCTCCGTACAATCTGATTCAAATTAGTGATACCGAATCTCAACTTGAACTCGCTCTTGCTGGTTTCAAAAAAGATGAAGTGAATGTCTACACACAAGATGGAAAGATCTTTATTGAAGGTAAGAAAGAGGAGAAGGATGAGCAACCCAACTACGTCCACAAAGGTGTGGCTCAACGGTCGTTCAGTAGATCATGGACTCTATCTGATGAAACAGAAGTTCGATCTGTTGCCTTTGAGGATGGACTTCTCGTGATTACGCTAGGCAAGGTAGTCCCTGAACATCATCATCGTAAAGATTACCTCTAAATAATTTCACCTGCGTGCCATGCATCGGATCGCTTGACTTCGGTTGAGCGATCCTTTATAATGTCTATGAGGAAAAGTATCTAATGTCTGTCAAACTCGTATTGCTGAAGTCAGGTGAAGATGTCATCGCTGACTTTCAAGAAATGATTGCTGGAGACGACCAAGTTGTTGGTTATCTTGCCAGTTATCCATATGTGGTTAAGATTAACCGCACTGAGGTTCCTCAAGAAGAACCTGATGAACCTGCCAAAGTTGGTTTGTCATTCTTCCCATGGATGCCTTTGTCTCAAGACAAAAACATTCCCATCGATCCAACGTGGATTGTGACTATGGTAGAACCTGTTGAGCAGGTCAAAGAATCTTATGAGGAAAAAGTAAATGTCATCAAGGAAAAATGTGCAACTTCTGGTTCTGATGAACGGGAAGACGCTACTGTCGCAGATTGAGGAGGTAGGTGCTGACATTGGTCAGCCAGATTGTAAACTGGTTGAACCAGTGGTCATCTGTGATGATGGTTCTCTTGAACCTTGGTTACTGAATCTGACCATGCAGAATGAGATGATGATCTCATCTGATAAAATATTGACTGTGGTAGAACCCACTTCCGCCCTCTTGTCGAAATACAACAAACTCTTTGACTGATGCGTTTTTATACCAATGTTCAACTTGTCGGCAACCAACTTCTTGTACGTGGTTACGACAACGGTGAGCACTTTATGACCCGAGAAGAGTTTCGACCAACTCTTTTCGTTGACTCAAAGCGCAAGACCAAATTCAAAACACTTGATGGCAAGTATGTTGAACCCATTCAGCCTGGGTTTGTGCGTGACTGCCGTGAGTTCTACAAGAAGTATGATGGTGTTGAAGGATTCAACATCTATGGAAACGAAAGGTATATCTATCAATACATCTCAGAGAAGTATCCTGAGGAGCACATTGACTTTGATATTTCAAAGATCAAGTTGATGACGCTTGATATTGAGACGACTGCTGAGCAGGGATTCCCCGATGTGCAATCCTGCACGGAAGAACTGCTCACCATCACTCTTCAGGACTACACCACAAAGCGAATCAAAACCTGGGGTGTCAAACCCTATCAGGTCAAGCAGAAGAATCACACTTATATTGAGTGTAAGTCAGAACTTGATCTGCTAACACGCTTTATTGATTGGTGGATGGAGAACACACCCGAAGTAATCACGGGTTGGAATGTTCAACTGTTTGATATCCCATACATCGCTGGCCGCCTTCGTAGAGTGCTTGGTGAGAAGTTGATGAAGCGTCTCTCCCCCTGGGGTCTGGTGACCGAGGATGAGGTGTATATCAAGGGTCGTAGGAACATCTCCATGGACATTGGAGGAGTGACTCAACTGGACTATCTGGATCTCTACAAGAGGTTCACATACAAGGCACAGGAATCCTATCGACTGGACTACATCGCTGAGGTTGAACTTGGACAGAAGAAACTCGATCACTCTGAGTTCGACACCTTCAAAGATTTCTATACAAACGACTGGCAGAAGTTTGTTGAGTATAACGTCGTTGACGTAGAACTTGTTGACCGACTGGAAGACAAGATGAAACTCATTGAATTGGCCTTGACAATGGCGTATGATGCCAAGGTGAACTTCACAGACGTTTTCTATCAAGTCCGCATGTGGGACTCGATCATTTATAACTATCTGAAGGGGATGAACATTGTTATTCCTCCAAAGAAGCGCACAGACAAGACCGACAAGTATGCAGGTGCTTATGTCAAGGAACCGATTCCAGGAAAGTATGATTGGGTGGTCAGTTTTGACCTTAATAGTCTTTACCCTCATCTCATCATGCAGTACAATATTTCGCCAGAAACACTCCTTGATGAACGGCATCCAACGGCTACAGTTGACCGAATCCTTAATGAGGAAGTAAATTTTGAGATGCACAAGGACTATGCCGTCTGTCCTAATGGTGCAATGTTCAGGAAAGATACTCGTGGTTTCCTCCCAGAGTTGATGGAAAAGATCTACAAAGATCGCACCATCTACAAGAAGAAGATGCTCGCCGCCAAACAGCAGTATGAAAAGACGCCGACGAAAGACCTGGAGAAAGAGATTGCGCGATGCAACAACATTCAGATGGCGCGTAAGATTCAGCTTAATTCTGCTTATGGTGCTATCGGCAATAATTACTTCCGGTATTACAAACTAGAGAACGCCGAAGCGATCACAATGTCTGGTCAAGTCTCGATCCGTTGGATTGAGAACAAGATGAACCAGTATCTAAATAAGTTGCTGAAAACTGATGACCAAGATTATGTCATCGCGTCTGATACTGATTCCATTTATCTTAATGTCGGTGATCTGGTCCGAACTGTCTTTGGCGAGGATGGGACACCTGACAAAACTAAGGTCGTGGATTTTCTTGATAAAGCGTGTAAGACTCAGATTGAGCCTTTCATTGACAAGTGCTACAAGGAACTAGCAGACTACGTAAACGCTTATGACCAGAAGATGTTCATGAAGCGTGAGAACATTGCTGATCGTGGTATCTGGACCGCGAAGAAGCGATACATTCTCAACGTATGGGACAGTGAAGGTGTCCGTTATGAGAAACCCAAGTTGAAGGTGATGGGCATTGAGTCTGTCAAGTCTTCGACTCCTGCTCCCTGTCGTCAAATGCTTAAGGATGCTTTTGATATCTTGATGACTGGCACTGAAGATGAACTGATTAAGTTCATTGATGACTCTAGAAAGAAATTCAAGAGTCTGCCCCCTGAGGATATTTCTTTCCCCCGATCAGTTTCAGATGTTGAGAAGTATAGATCCGTATCTGCGATCTATGAGAAAGGCACGCCCATTCATTGTCGCGGTGCCCTGCTTTTCAATCACTACATCAAAGAAAGAAAACTGACGAACAAGTATTCGTTAATTCAGAATGGAGAGAAGATCAAGTTCTGTTATCTGATGAAACCAAATCCGATACATGAGAATGTTCTTTCCTTCATTCAGGACTTTCCCTCCGAGATTGGGCTGGACAAATATGTGGACTATGACCTACAATTTGAAAAGTCCTTTGTCGAACCCCTCAAGATTATCCTAGACTCCATCGGATGGAGTGTAGAAAAAACTGTCAACCTAGAACTCTTTTTTGCCTGATGGACTTGCCTATCAACGACCAAGAACTATCCACTATTGTTGGTGCTCTGCGCCTTGGTGGAGATACTTCTCTGTATCAAAAACTCAAAATTATTAAAGAGATTCGCGAGGAGAATCCTGGCGGACCTTACAAAAAAATTGCACGTGAAAAGTTTGGATTTGTAGTTTGATGGATTTTCTTAAGGACATTGTAAAAGAGATTGGTGACGACTATACAAAGATCGCCGCTGATATCGATGAAACAGAACACTATGTTGACACAGGTTCGTACATTTTTAACGCACTTGTTTCAGGCAGTGTTTTTGGCGGCGTATCTGGCAATAAGATTACTGCCATTGCTGGCGAGTCTTCTACTGGAAAAACTTTTTTCTCCCTTGCTGTCGTCAAGAACTTCCTTGATACTAACCCTGATGGTTATTGTCTATACTTTGACACTGAAGCCGCTGTTAACAAGTCTCTTCTGGCAGATCGGGGTATTGACCTGAATCGTGTTGCTGTGGTCAACGTTGTTACGATTGAAGAGTTTCGTAGCAAGGCACTCAAGGCAGTTGACCTATACTTAAAAAAAGCGGAAGATGAGCGCAAACCTTGCATGTTTGTTCTAGACTCTCTTGGTATGCTTTCCACAGAGAAAGAGATCAACGACACGCTTAACGACAAGCAGGTTCGGGACATGACCAAATCCCAACTGATCAAAGGTGCGTTCCGTATGTTGACTCTGAAACTGGGGCAGGCAGACATTCCTCTGATTGTTACCAACCACACCTACGATGTCATTGGCGCTTACGTTCCTACTAAAGAGATGGGCGGTGGTTCTGGTCTTAAGTATGCTGCCAGCACCATCATTTATCTTAGCAAGAAGAAAGAAAAGGATGGAACGACAATCGTCGGAAATCTTATCAAAGCTAAGACTGCTAAGTCGCGTCTAAGTAAGGAGAACAAAGATGTTACGGTGCGCCTTTATTACGATGAGCGTGGTCTTGATCGATATTATGGTCTTCTTGAACTCGGTGAGATTGGTGGACTTTGGAAAAACGTTGCTGGTCGATACGAGATAGACGGTAAGAAAGTCTATGCCAAAGCAATCTATAAAGACCCTGAACAATACTTCACTCCTGATGTGATGGAGAAACTTGATGAAATTGCGAAGTCCGAATTCAGTTATGGTGCGTGATTATCACGCCCTACCTGATGATCTATGTGATGCTTTAATCAAGCTCTTTGAGCATGATGCGAAAAATCATGAGAGAGTAGAGAATGATTCAAAACCATGCTTTACTCAGTTGAATTTGAACCAGCATCATGCTAAGATTATTCCAACCCTCTACCAATACTTTACTGAGGCACTGGATCTCTATCGTAAAGAAGTCTCGGCAACGAAATACTTGCCCAAGGCAAACTTCATGGAAGAGTTCCGCATCAAAAGGTATGAGGTAGGGGGCGTTGATCGTTTTGATGAGCACATTGATGTCTCTGACTTTGAATCTGCCAGAAGATACTTGGCAGCATTGTTCTATCTCAACGACGTTGAGGAGGGTGGCCATACTGTCTTTCCATTCCAGGATAGGACTGTGCATCCAAAGAAGGGTCATGTGATATTCTTTCCTCCTACATGGGAATACCCTCACGCGGGTGAACCTCCCGTGTCAAACTCTAAGTACATCATGAGCACGTACCTCCACTATGGATAATGTTGAACTTCTTGTTCTACGAAACTTACTTTACAATGAGGATTATGCTCGCAAGGTAGTACCCTTCATCAAACCAGATTACTTTGAGCACAATCATCAGAAGATTGTGTTTGAGGAGATCAATGAGTTTCTCATCAAGTATGATCAACTTCCTACCAAGGAAGCAGTAAAGATTGAGATTGATAATAGAACTGACACAACGCAAGAAATACACAAGCAGGTTCTAGATCTCATTGAGGTTCTGGAAGATGCTCCTACAGATCAAGACTGGTTGCTGGACACCAGTGAGAAGTGGTGCCGTGATCGTGCCATCTATCTGGCACTCATGGAGTCCATCCAACTCGCTGATGGTAAGGATGAGAAGCGGGGTCGTGATGCGATCCCTACGATCCTCTCAGATGCCTTGGCCGTTTCCTTTGACAACCACATTGGTCACGATTACCTGCAGGACTATGAAGAACGATATGAGTCCTACCATAAGAAGGAAGATCGCATCCCCTTTGATCTTGAATACTTTAATAAGATTACCAAAGGTGGTATTCCTAACAAGACTCTTAACATCGCTCTCGCTGGAACGGGTGTTGGTAAGTCCTTGTTCATGTGTCACATGGCTAGTGCCTGTCTTCTTAACGGATCTAATGTCCTATACATTACTATGGAGATGGCAGAAGAGAAAATTGCTGAACGTATTGACGCAAACCTTCTGAACGTCAACATCCAGGAGATCACTGATCTACCTAAACCGATGTTTGAGACAAAGGTAACAAACCTTTGTAAGAAGACACAAGGTCAACTAATTATTAAAGAGTACCCGACTGCTAGCGCACACAGTGGACACTTTAGGGCACTTCTTAATGAACTTGCACTTAAGAAGTCATTTAGACCTGATATTATTTTCATTGATTACCTTAATATA